CAGAGTATATCTGTAATATAAATCCATCTTCATTTGCTGTTGTTGATTCTTCGGCATATATGTCAAGTGCTGCAGAAATTTCAGGAGTATATTCCATACTCTCATAGTCATAATACGCAGCCAATCTTGTTGGTTGATAATAAACGGCTTGAGTATATAAATTACTTTCAACTTTGGTCCATTGTTGACCCAAATAAAGTGATTGTTGAGCTTGAAGTTTTTCTCTATCGTACTCTTGTTTATCGGTTGTTTTAAGTAATTCTTTTTTGTCGAATTTATAAACAGGAGCTTGCTGGTCCAAAGTTGAGTCGGGACCAAAAACTTTACCAAGTCTCTGCCAAATCGTTAAATTATTTTCTGCCATTATACTCTTATTAATAATACGTTCATTCTTCAATAAAGAAATAAATATTTATCTACCGAATAACCATAAATACTTCTGATAATCACTTTGTGTAGGTTGACCAAACTTTTGATTGTCCCTTCCGTAGTTCCCCATCGATATTCCTGGATTGAAGTCTTTCATTGAACCTTTTACCGGTGTTTCATTTACCGTCCAACTTTCTACCATGGCTTTTGTTGTTTCTGTTACTTTTTCCAATTGTGAGAATGAAGTCTCACCAACATAGATTGCCATCGCACAAGACATGATAAGGTCATCGTGTTGTCCCTTAAGGTGGTCAGGTCTACCATTCACGTAAACAAAAGTGTTTAATTCATTTAACAAACGACTTGACCTAATATGAAATCCATGTCTTAATGCTTCTTCAAACGCAGCAACAATCTGAACTCTTTTTGAGTTAAAATTTATTCCCGGAATTTTTTCCATTGCCTTTGGGTCGTATTTCCACTTATCGGCAACATTCACACCATCAACGTATAAATTTTTATAACCAAGTTCTTGTAATTTTCTTGATGTGGATACACCCATACCACCTGTTATATCAATAACAACAAACGCATTATACATTACAGCCCATTTCATAGCAACTTCAGCAGCAACATCTGGTGGTATTTTTCCGAGGTATTCTAATACCTGTTCTCTTTCATCAAAATCAATAATGTTAAAAGTGGTAAAGTCTTCAGAATCACCTCTTGAAACGTCAATACCCATAATGTATTTGTGACCATCTACAGGTTCCTTCCACTGCCATATAGCACCACCCATAAATTTGTTTTCAGGGTTTTTGATGTCATTTTCTTTCATCCTTTCAACTACATCAGACGGGATTACAGAATCACCTGAACCCAAGAAGTTACATTCCAATTCCTGTGCAATTTTTCTCCTGTCAAATTTTAACTTTTTTGCCATTGCTTCAAACCAAGATGAATATGGTTTATAACCATCAGCAAACTGTTTTTTTATTTTGTCAAAATCACGGTCATATGGATTAATGTCCGAATAATCAATGGTAATCTCATCATCTTTATATTCTGCACGGTTTAATAGATAATGAACTATATCTTTAACTTTAATTAATTTTAAATCTTTAGAATATCGTGGGTCACGATACCAATACATTTCCGTGATTTTGAAATCATTCATACCACGAAGGGCTTGGTCGTAAATGCTGTAATAAATTGGGTCAAACCCGTTAGGGGTAGAAATAACAATTACTTTACCACCTGTAGACAAAGATGCCATACAGGCAGACCAGAAATCATCATCAGCGTCAATAAAGGCAGCCTCATCAAAAATAAGAATAGTCGGAGTATAACCACGAAGTGCATCTTTTGAAGTTGCAACTGCTTTTACCTCACAACCATTTGATAACTTAAAATGTTTTTGTGCATTCTTTTCATTTGAAAACCCGACACCTAACCAAGACGGCCATTGTTCAACAAAGGCTCTAATCTTGTTTGCCATTTCAATAGACGTATCCTGTTTGTTGGCAATAACAAGAATTTTTTCAGGTTTTGTTTTAGAAGCAAAAACCAAGCGTTTTGAAACCCAAGCAGATGTAATTGTAGATACACCAGCTTGTCTATATTTTAAAGCAATATTTTCTTCGTGATTATCGTAATCTTCAATTAACCTTATTTGGTCATGAAAAAGGTCTAATGGAACATACTTGGATTGTGTGTTATCGTAAGTCTGCAAATATGTCCTAAGTGCGTAAGGTGTATTTTTTACGCATTTAGCATACTCTAAAATTGCTTGTTCTTTCGATAACGCCATTAATCATAGTATAAATCATTTATGATAAATCTATACCTAAATCACCCAAAAAGTTTCTGAAGTCATCATCATCTTCTTCGTCCTCATCATTAGAACTAATAGCGTCTTCGTAGTCGTATTTTTTAAGTTCTTCGATGATTTCATCAACCATTCTTTTTACGATTCGTTTTCCTGCGGGTGTTTTACCCATGATTTCCCTAGCAACTTGGAAGAATTCTTCAGTACTCAAAGATGAGAATCTCGAGAACAAATAGTTTTGAATTTCTTTCAAATCATCCTCAAATAACTCATCAGGGTATGACGCTAAGAATCTTTCCCAAATTACAGGACCTAATCTTAAATCCCACATTTCGTATGGTAACGTGTCTTGTGACATCATAACCATCTCGGCAGCTTTAGGGTCATCAGGTAAACCTTGTGTACCTAATACTTCATATACACCCTTAAGTAACTCGTGAATCAGAATAGGGAAGAATAAACCTTTAACTTTAATAGTTGGGGGGTCTGTTTTGTCATCAACCTCTTCAGTTCCTTCAACACCTTGACCCGTCTCACCCATCATGTTCATCATTTGTTCTGGCATAATCCAGTACAATAAATCATTGATTGACATCAACACACCATAAAGATTCAATAATCTTGGGTCGATTCTATTTAATTCTTCCTCAACTAAGTTGAACATGTAGTGTCCTTTTTTGGATGCTCCTTGAATCAATGAGTTGATAAATCTTCTTTTTGCCTTTTCTAAGTCAAACTTTTCAAAAGCCTTCATGAAGTTATCTATGTCATCTTCCGCATCATCTTCAGATACACCAAATTTTTCTAAAACATCCTCTTCAGATGGTTCTTGAGATTTCTTTGGTAATTTAGATGTATCAACCTGACCCATACCTGATGTTAATTCAACATCAAACTGGAATGCGTTCTCAGGTAATGACATTTCTTTCTTGACCAAATCAACGGCTAAGTTTTCCAAATACTCTTTGTTCTCGTTCTCAATTGACTTAACGGTCTGAACCGCCTGAGCCATCATCATCATAAGTTGTTGTAGACCGTTCATTCCCTGAGGAATGTTAGTCAAACCTGTATAACGTTTTACCTTTTCTACTACATCTTTAAACCTTTTTGAGGCAATTAATTCTTCAAAAGTTGATACAGTACCATCATCATCTATATCAATATCCAATGCAGGATTGTCCGAAAACGGAGTATCCTTATCTTCAATACTTTTTTGAATGTCTGGTGACATTCTTTCGGGTCCATCATAACTGATTGGAGCTTCGTTAATTTTAATCCTCGTTTTCATCTCTGAATTGAATATTTAAGTTTTTAAATTTTAAGAAATCAGGTAATTCAGCTTTTGGTGCTGGCTGATGTTTTGGTTGGTATGGTGACTTCCTATCAGGTTTTGTTGGTGTTTTAACCGGAGTCTTAACGGGCGCCTCTTTTGTGTCACCAGCTTTTGGTGCTGGTTGATGTTTTGGTTGGTATGGAGATTTTCTGTCAGGCTTTGTCGGAGTCTTAACCGGAGTCTTAACAGGTGCTTCTTTGGTGTCCGCCTCTAAAATATCTTTCTTTGTCATTTTTTCAGTCATTACATATTTCTGAATCAAAGATACTAAAGATTCTTCAATCTGTCTAACAACCTTTTGATGATTTTCATTTTGTTGTTTTACATCTCTAACACATCTTTCATATTTATTCATTTGTTTAGCACTCCATTCACTTCTTTTAGTTGTCTTAAATTCTTTTCCTAATTGACTAGTACAAATTGCCCAAGCATTGTTTTCTTCTTTTTCTTCACCCATTGTAGAACGATTATTATCTGAGTCATCGTCCATTCCATCAGGTGCCATATCCTTCTCACCGTGAGGTGTTTCTTGACCCGTATCGGTCTGCATTGCTAAATCACCTAATGCGTCATCAGTTTCTATGTTATCTTCTTCAGATGCTATTTTTTTTGCGATTGAATCTACAGTTTGACCCAAACCGGCTAATTCTTCTTTAGCTTTTTTCGCAGCGTCTGTAATACTTTGTTCAGAGATTAATTTACCATATAAGGTATTGATTTGAGATTCATTCAATTTAGATAATGTTTCAAACCTAAATCCTTCTTTCAATAAGGCGATTACTTTGTTAGATTTCATAATACTAATGTTTTTTCATAATTTAACACGATGTCTCTTTCGTATAATTTGTCTTCTATATTTTTTACAGATTCACCAAAATGAAAAACTAGTCTTTTCATTTTTTCCTCTGTAACGGCATCAGAATCTGAATCTTCCCAAGCTAGTGCAATAACACCCTCAACCGAATCATAAACTGAAAAAAAATCTGAGTTTTGTATCAGATTTAAATGTAGTCCAGAATTTTTAAGAACTCCTACTTTCTTTATAAAATCAATTTGGGGTGGAGAGGGTTTACCTGAAGCTGGTTCAGAATCCCACTCATCACCCCAAACATCATCTATATCAGAGAAGATAAACTCGTAAATGTTATCGCCTCTAAAATTTGGTCCTAACTCATTTACGTAGATTAGCTTCATAAAATTTCACCTTTTCGTGTAATTTTAAGTTGTTGACCTTCGTTTTCAAAAACTAAATTACCCTTGTTTGTTTTACCTAAGAATTTAATATCCTTATGTTCTTTTACTAAGAAATCAGAAGTTAATTCTTGCTCAATAGTTTCTGAAAGTTCTTTGATTTGTGATTTAATAGTTACTTTATTTCTAATTTCAGAAATATAGTTATTAACTTTTCTATCTTCTTCAATTTTCTTTTCAGACTCAGTAATTACAAAATACTTTGAAAGTACTTTATCAACTTTAGATTCTGAAAAAATTTCGTCCATGATTTTATCATATCCAATTTCACCTTCAGCCATTTCTGGTTCTTCTGCAGGTGTCGGTTCAGTCATTTCAGTATTAGCATCAATATTTAAATCGATTTCATCATCAACACCGTAGTCGATAGTATCTTCTTCACCTTCAAGTTTGTTAAGGATATCGTCATAATCTTCTTCAGTCAACTTAGATAAATCCATGGCAGAAAAAATGGAATTTATCACGTACTTCATATTCTCTGAAGTCAAACCTTGTTGTTCGTCTAAAGTTCTTAATTTTTGTGTAATTTTACCTGTAAGTTTTTGAATTGCTTTGAAAGAAACTTCCTCATCACTACCGTCAGCAGTTGGTTCAGTTTCCATATCAAGACCTAAATCCATTTCTTCAGACCCACCATCAGCAGATGGTTCATCTAAACTTAAATCTAAATCTAATTCATCTGTTGCAGGTGCTTCAGCATCCATAGGTGCTGCAGGTGCCTCAGTATCTGCAGGTGCAGGTGGTAAGTCAAATGTTGGTTCAGCCGCTGGTGCTTCAGGTTTAGGAGTTTTTAAAACAAATTTCTTTTCTTCACCAAACAACGAAACACCTTCTTCATTTTCATGAACTCTGTTTAATTCTTTAGCTAATAGATTAAAACTCTTAAGTGCCTGAGAATATGAAGAATAGTATTTTCTATTTTTCATTGGCTCCATGTAATCTCCTGTTGATTCGTCTATGCTAGACTTGATAATATAACCATTCTTTTCATTAACGATGTGGTAAGTTTTTCCATCAGCTAACTGACGGCTATATTCAGTAGTTGATGTTTCTTTAATGTTAGTGCGGTCAACTTCATTAAAACGTGCTATTTCCATAATACGTCTTATTTTAGCTTCTCCCGTTAACTTTTCACTACCAATTGGTTTTAAATCTGCCATTTTTGTATATTTTTTTGTTAGTTGTTTAGTCCATTAAACCCGCCCAATGTAAAGGACTGACATTGGATGGCAATTACCGTAGTTTCTTCATCCTCTGTTGTCCATACTGGATGTGGTAAATCCCACGTTACAATTTCACCAACAGTTTGACCTGTTCCAGGTACATAACCTGTTAAGACTGCGGTGTAATAAGAAGTACATGCTGTTACTGCCATAATTTTTTTCTATATAAATATACTGAAATATCACATTTTTCAGCGTTTTATAAATTATTCAACAACTTCCTGTTCTAACGAAAGATTTTTGTCTGTTAATTCATTAGCAAAATCAAAAAGTTTTTGTATATATCCGTTCCTTCTCAAAAATTTGAATACTAAATTTTCATAAGAATATTCACCTTCTCTCTCAAGTCCGGCACTTCTATAATCTTTCAATCTATCTTTTATTTTTTCAATCATTTCTATAGATGATTGAAAATCGTCATTGTCAGAGTCTTCAATAGTCATATCAATAATGTCCATCCACTGTTCAACTTTCTCTTTAATCTTTCTTTCATCTATACTTACCTCTTCTAATGATGGTTCATTAATCCATTCATCAAAAAGTACCGAATAAACTCCTGACGATATATGTTGTTCACTACTATCTTGAACATATAACTCAACTTCATAACCTTTAACTTGAATGTCGTGAGTTGAATTGAATAATGTTTTTTTCATTTTGAAAAGTTCTTTGTAGATTTCTTTGAATTCTCCCGCCTCATCAAAATTATACATGATGTGTAAATCAACATCTGAAAAATCAGACCAATTGTAATTGGCTAAAGAACCTGTCATGGTTACGTCTGATACAAAAATATCAACATTTAAAAATTCAATGAATTCATTAGCAATTGCCAATAAAGCCTCCCTAACTTCAGGATGCATTTTTGATTGCTCTTCATTATCAACATTTGTCCAAATTTTAGGATTAAGGGTATCCTTAACTTGGAAACTAGACAATATCTTTTTAAATTCTTCCATTTTTATAAATATTATTCATCAATCCATTCTGTTACCTCTAACAAGTTTACAAACTTGTTATACCTTCTAATTACATTTTCCGCAATTTGCATTACTTGATTAGACGTTATTTTATAGGTACCTTCAGGGTTGAGTTCCTCATCCTCCTCAAAAGGTCTGTTTCCTTGTACCAAGATTTTACCCTCAAAATAATAGTCATCCCAATCTAATGAATCTTGATTTGTGTACATTACTATCTCCAATTCTGAATCTATATATGATTGTTCACTTACACCATTTGATAATAATTCCAATTTGAAATCTTCATTGATTCTTTTAAATACATTGTATAACACATCACTTTCAGCAATCTCATAACTTAAAACCATACTTTTATATGATAAACCTAAATAAGATGCCGCTTTTGAGAATTGGTCAGGAAATGTCGAGATTATACGATTGTATTTTGAATTACCATCAATAAATGTACTTGAATACCTTTCGAGGTCTACGGATACGATTATATAAACTTTTTCAATCCCATCAATTTCATCAAATCCAACTATTTTATAATCAACATTAACATCTTTGAATAAGATGTTATCAAATAATTTTTTGAGTGATTGTTCTTTTGGATTCATTAGGTTTATTTCCTAATAAATATCAACCTTACTAAAGTTTTGTAAACTTGTGTTTTTTTGCTATTTCAGTACTGAAATATTTTCCTTGTGATTCAGACATTCTGAATCTAGTGTATGTCTGATGGGCAACATCTTCATATTCATATTGTAATCCATTCTTAAATGTTACTAACATTTTTTTGGTTGCGGTATCGTATTCGGTTTTAGATAGATTTGAAGATTCTACTTCATTGATAATTTTTGTCCCGTCAATTTTTTCACTTTTGATTGCCATAATACTAATCTTTTAAAGGTGTTTCTAAGTCTATTCTAAGTAATTCTTGCTTTAAGTAATCATTAAAATCATGTTCATTTTCAAGTAGACCATACTTTCTTAAAGTTCCTACAATATGAGTTAAATAACTTATAATTCTATCCCTGATACGGTACCCTTCAGAAGTTATATTCTCACCTTTTTCAAGGTCACTATTTTTAACGTTACTGTTTTGGAAAAGTATTCTCATTTCATAATACGTTTTGAGTAATTTCTCAAAATCATCTTTCAATACAGTGTCCAAAAATTTTTTCCAAGGTGATTCCATACTGATAAATATAAGAAACCCCCACTTTTGGTGGGGGCTCTAATTAACTCTGATATTTTTTGAGTTGTTCTCTAATTTCTATTGCCTGTTCGAAATCTTGTTTCTCAATACAGTCTTTCAGTTTGGTCTCAAGTTCCGCAATTAGTTCCTTATTATTTTCAAAGTCCTTAATCATATCACGAATTTTGATTGCCAATAGAAAGTCCTCGTTTTCAACCGCTCGGTCTAATTCTTTCTTTAGACTTTCAACTTTCGTAGGTCCTTTCTTTTTACTGTCAAATGGTTTCATACCTTCAGAACCGTAAGTTCTTACAATACTTGTAATTTGGTATGAACCATCTTTTGATGTGAAGGTTTCTTTTGTCCAATCACCATTTTCATCTGTTCCTTTTTCTGTTGATGATTTACCAACAACATAACCACCACCCATTGGATTGTAACTTGAACCCAACATTTCTTCTAAATCTTTCATCATCTCATCGAGACTCTTTTTTCTTCCGTTTCCAAAAAAATCAAACATAGTTTTTTTTATTTAAGTTTTTTATTTTATCTTTGTAACCACAATAATAAAAAAATGTGCCAACCTATCAATACTGACATTTTGTCACCATCAAAAAATTAAATATGACATTTTGACAAAAGTTTGATACTTTCACAATTATTGTTACCTTTGAACTACAAAACATAAATACTATGATAGAAGAAATGGACCCTAATGAAAAATCTGGTCGACGTAATAAAGACCAAAATCCCCAATCCAATACACCCGTGTTGGATAACTTCTCCCGTGACCTAATCAAGTTGGCTGAAAAAGGAAAACTTGACCCCGTTATTGGTAGGGACCAAGAGATTGCACGGATTGCACAAATCCTATCTCGTAGAAAGAAAAATAATCCAATTATTATTGGTGAACCTGGTTGTGGTAAAACCGCAATCGTTGAGGGGTTGGCAATGAAAATCTTCCAAGGTGAATGTCCACAAAATCTTTGTGACAAACGTATCGTGTCGTTGGACATGACCTCGATTGTTGCCGGTACCAAATATCGTGGACAGTTTGAAGAGCGTCTTAAGGTAATTCTTGAGGAACTTAATAATAACCCTGATATCATTGTCTTCATCGATGAAATCCATACCATCATCGGAGCGGGTAATTCATCTGGTTCATTGGATGCCTCTAACATCTTTAAACCGGCACTTGCTCGTGGTGAGCTCCAATGTATCGGAGCAACCACATTGGATGAGTATCGTGAGAACATCGAAAAGGATGGTGCGTTGGAACGTCGTTTCCAAAAAGTACTGGTGGATGCGGCATCACCTGAAGAAACCCTTCAAATCCTAAACAACATCAAGGACCGTTATGAGGCACACCACAAAGTAGAGTATTCAAAAGAGTCACTTGAGGCATGTGTTTATTTGGCTGACCGTTACATCACTGACCGTGAATTCCCCGATAAAGGAATTGACATCATGGATGAAGTCGGTGCTCGCTCTCAAATCAACGTCAAACTCCCTGAAGAGATTGAGCAACTGAAACTTAAAGCGTCAGACATCAAAGAACAAAAACTTCTTGTGGTAAAAAAACAGAACTACGAAGAAGCCGCTCATCTTCGTGACAAGGAAAAGAAAATCCTCAAACAACTTGAGGACGCTAAGAAAGATTTTGAACTCAAACAAAATACTCAGCGAAAACTTATCACCGAAGAAATGGTCTACGAGGTTGTTTCACTTATGACCAAAATCCCAGTGAACAAACTATCACAAAAAGAAATGGAAGGTCTCCTTGAACTTGAGAACAGTCTAAAAATGAATGTTATCGGTCAGGACTCCGCTGTAACCAAGATTGCAAAAGCGGTTCGCCGTAACCGTGTGGGTATTAAAGACCCAAATCGTCCAATTGGTTCGTTCATTTTCTTGGGTTCAACAGGTATTGGTAAAACACACTTGGCAAAACAATTGGCTAAGGAAATTTTTGGAGCTGAAGATGCTCTTATTCGTGTGGACATGTCAGAATATCAAGAGAAACATTCAATGTCTCGATTGATTGGTTCACCTCCAGGTTATGTTGGTTTCAACGAAGGTGGTCAACTTACCGAAGCGGTTAAGAACAAACCATATTCTGTTGTGTTGTTTGACGAGATTGAAAAGGCAAACAAAGACATCTTCTCTCTTCTTCTCCAAGTGTTGGATGACGGTCACCTGACGGATGGTATGGGTCGTAAGATTAACTTCAAGAACTGTATCATCATCATGACATCTAACATTGGTGTTAAAAAACTTCAAGACTTCGGTACTGGTGTTGGATTTGAGACATCATCACGTATGTCCTCAAACGAAGACTTGAAAGTACAACTTCTTCAAAAAGAACTCAAAAGTTATTTCACTCCTGAGTTCTTGAATCGTCTTGATGAAGTGGTTATGTTTAGTTCTCTCGGAGAGGTTGAAGTTAAACAAATCGTGAACATTGAACTTTCAAAACTCACGAAGCGTTTGAATCGTCTTGGTTACCACGTTGACTTTGACGAATCTCTCCACATGTTCTTGGCAAAAGTTGGATTCGACGAAAAGTACGGTGCCCGTCCTATCAAACGAGCAATCCAAGAAAAAGTGGAAGACTTCATCTCTGAGGAAGTACTTCGAAGTAACATTAAGATTGGTGGACATTACCAACTTACCGTTACCGACGAAGTGGTAACTCTTACATCAAAAGAAGAGGAAGTAATTAAGGGGGGAAATTAATCCCCCCTTTTTTTTGTTTGTTAACAATTTTTTATTATCTTTGTAGTCACTATGGAAAATAACACCCTCAAACGATTTATGGAACTACTTTCGGTTCCAAGCAAAACTTACCGTGAAGACCGTATGGTCAACTACCTTATGGGTGTTATTTCCAAGATGGATGATGTTTCCGTATACAAAGATGAACATGGAAACATCTATGCCACCAAGGGTATTTTAGAATCAGGACACTACCCGATGTTTATCGCTCACACGGACACGGTACACGAAATGGTGGAAGAAATTGTGGTAGTAAAAACTTTGTTACCAAAACCAAATACTTTTGGTATGACTTTCGACCCTACCGTCCAACATAAATCACTTAAGGCAATTACTCCTGATGGAGACCCTACCGGAATCGGTGGTGATGATAAGTGTGGAATTTTCATATGTTTGGAACTTCTTGAAAAGCTTGAGTACTGTAAGGTTGGACTTTTTGTGTCTGAAGAAACAGGTTGTGTTGGTTCATCAAAATGTGATGTAAACTTTTTGAAAGATGTGGGTTATGCTATTCAGTTTGACGCACCTGGTGATGCTCTAATTACCGAGTTATGCTCGGGAGTTCGTTTGTTTGAACAAAATGGTGAGTTCATTAATCAAGTTCTTCCTGTGATTGAATCCGCCATGGGTACCAAGATGTTCCGTCAGTCTCACCCTTACACCGACGTATCACAAATTAAGAAGAAAGGTGACTTCTCTTGTATCAATATCTCTTGTGGTTACTACAACATGCACACACCGAATGAGTTCATTGTTGTTGAGGATGTTGAAAGGGCGATTGATGCAGGTTTGAACATTGTTGAAAAACTCGGTTACAACAAGTTTGAATATGGTTACGAAAAACCGTCACACTTACAATACGGACTTTTTAATTTGGGGGATACCAGTGATGAAGATGATGATGATATAGATAACCCACCATTTGACACTGATGATTTCGAATTAGATATGGATTTCAACAAGGCAATCTACTACGAGGGTTTGTTGAGTATTATCGACAAGGAGACAAATAGTTCTGTTGTCTTGACTGAAACAGAAATTGAAGACCTGTATAACCACCTACGTGAAGTTATGACAAGACGGTATTGGGATTATTAATCGAAAATATCAAACATTTGATAGTTTGAGAAAAGGTTTTCAAGGTTTTCAAGACTACTAGTAACGTACTTACTTTGATATGTACCTTTTTTCGAATTACCCACGATATAATAATTGATATCCCCATCAGGAAGTATCTTTCTAAATGATATACTGTAGTCTGTATTAGGGATATCAATATTTTTATCCATACCGCCCTTTTTGTTGATGAACTCATATGATTTGGATATGGAATCAATATCGTATTCACCCTCTTGGATTTTTTCAAGTACATTATCCAAAATAGTGTCCATTCTACTATCCCACTCACTTCTAAATGCTTCCTCATCTTTTCCTATATTCCAAGCAACCTCCTGAGGACTAGTATTAAAGTCATCGATAACATTATCTCTTTCATAATGTTTTTTAATTATGTCAATGATACTCAAGTTAGTTTCACCTCTTTTTGAGTACATAGCAATAATGTTATCAATTGGAATTGATATTTCTTCACTACCGTAGTAACTATTTTTATATGGTAATTCTTGTTTAATTTTGTCAAAAAGTCTATCGGTATATTTTTCCATGGCACTACTTATCGCATAGTCCTCGGCCGTACAATAAAGTTCCTCAGTTAAGTCCCTAAAGTCTTCAAGTTTTCCCAATTCTTCAGTTATTTTTTCTACACAATCGGATGTTATACTACTTTTGTTTTCTCCAAAACATTTTATCAGTTCAGGACTAACATAACTTATAATTTCTTTAATTTTCAATACCTGTTCTTCAGTAAACGCATATGGAAATATATAACCGTTATCCCAATCTTCTTTAGTGTTGTAACAATCATACCAATCATAACTATATGGTTGGTGCCACGCCCACATCCAACTCGAAACATTACCTTCACTATCGTCAAAAATGTCTTCTAAAAAATTAGTATATGAATCGTATTTTAAGTATACATTAGTATCGTCAACATCGTCTATCTTATCACCATCAAGAAATGTTGCGTCAGAAGGGTCGATTTTCTTTAACTTAACTTTCATAAGTGTTAAAAAATCGTTTGTACTCTGTTCAGACAAAATAAGTTTCTTGAGTTTTAACTTTGACATATTCATATAAATACTTGTTTATAATAAAAATGATATTTATATTTGTAGTATTGAAATCACAGGTGGCTCCCTTAATAGTTAAGGCTGACCTTAAGCATCTTCCCGAAAGGGATATACAGGGGGCGAAAGTGATTTTTTATGTTCTTTGAAAATAATGGGGGTGCCTTGGTATCGATTGGCAGGATTAGTCATCGGGGGCATGCAGTGAGACGTTCTCTATCACTTTAATACACGGGGATAATTTTTAAGTGGCAACACTTTCGCAAAGCTTCAGGCTGTAGGTCTTCTTACAACTGAAGAAGTTACTGTAGCCTAAGCTATAGTGACAATTGGGTCGACGGACATATAACCTAGAAACAGAAGTCTTTATGGTGTGGTTTCTACCAAAAAAGAAATGGAGGTACCGTTTGAGGTTCTACCGATTTAAGTGAACTTCCCACAGTTGTTGGTTACGATGGAAAAATAGAAACCAAATATTTCGGAGGGTTAAACAAACCCTGACCTAAGCATGTAGTCCCTTATGGGTAGACTGAGCAAGACAGGGGTTCGACTCCCCTCACCTCCACACTTCGACTTTTTTGAGTTTTCGACATATTTATTAATATGTCGAACTCAATTAAGTCTAAAAAATTTCATTTTATTTATAAAACAACCAATTTACTTAATAATAAGTTTTATATTGGTATGCATTCCACTAGTAATTTAAAAGATGGGTATCTTGGTAGCGGAACACATTTAAGATATGCAATAAGAAAATATGGTATCCAAATTTCAAAATAGAAATATTAGAGTGGTGTAATACAAGAGAGGAATTAATTGTGCGGGAAAAGGTTCTAATTACCGAGAACCATATTAATGACCCAAATTGTTATAATCTCAAGAATGGTGGTATTGGTGGTGGTAAATTTTATAGTAACGAACACCAATTTAAATGTTCTCAAGCAGCTGGATTGAAGCATGGTGAAAAAATAAAAAATGATGAGGAGTACCGAACAAATTATTCAAAAAAAATATCAGACGCCAATAAAAGAAGACATCTAAGAGGCGACTTAAAAACTTGGAAGGATGTTTATGATTGGACTGGTAAATCACATCGACCTGAAACAATAGAAAAAATGAAAAATTCTAAAAAAGGTCACGGTGTTGGTGCAACCAATTCACAATATGGCACTAAATGGATAACAAATGGTATTAACAATAAAAAAATAAAGAAAGAAGAAAAATTACCTGAAGGATGGAAATATGGTTATAGTGAAATAAAAAAATGATTTTTATTATACCCCCTTGTCTATTTGACACTTTATACTATATTTATTTAACTAATAAACAAAATTTTTTACACTATGAAAAACGTAATTTTCGCAATCTTCGCAGTAGCCATGTTGGCATCTTGCTCGCAATCAACTGAAACTACACCAACTGACACAACAGTTAGTGATACAACAGTTGTTGAGGGAAAAGACACAACATTTTCTTCAGAAGAAATGAAAGACACATTGAATTAATCTTTAATTCTGTCTAAAATGAAAAAGGGGTCGATGACCCCTTTTTTTATGAATTATAGTTTGGGTTTGTTTCCCAATTGTATCCCCCTGAACCGTTTTCTACTAATTTGTAGAATCTTCCACTGTAATCCTCAGGTACAGTCAATGTTGATTCATCAACGTTGAGTAATTCCATACCGTGTCCTGTTCCCCAACCATCGATTGGTTCGCTGATTTCTACGCAACCTGCAGATTCTGCAGTCCACTCGGTTAAGTTAACCGCTCCTGATTTTGTAATAAAGTGTACCACCTTGTCTTCTTGTTTTCTAATAATCCACATAGTCAAATATTTTCTAATAAATATTTCAGAAATGTGATAAAATACAAATCTGTGCCGTATATTTGTATTGTTAAACCACCACACACCATGACAACAAGCAAAACCATCATCCTCGACAAAGTAAAAGCCTACAACGGTTCAAACGACTTCATCCGCAAAATGAGCGAGTCTCTTCACAAGTGGGGTCGTCTCACAGACAAACAATACGCAGTTGTTGAAAAACTCGTAATCAACGAAGACCGCACCAAGGAAGTTAATATGGAATCTCTTCCCGCTGAGCTTCGTTCAATCCTTGAATACAACGGTCAGACCGCATTCATCGTGGACCTCAAGACCAAATACTTGACCTACCGTAACCTCACCGACAAACAAATCCAAAAAGGATACGAGGCGGTAAATCGTGAGAAAGCTAAAAACTCTCAAACCACCCTTAACCTTAAATTGGTAGGTAACACCATCAAGTTGGGTCGTTCAATCGCCGAGAAAATCAAAGACGCTAAAGGTTTGGAGTTCTTCCCAATCTTGGTTGACGTAACCGAAGTGATGGTGATGAGCGACAAGGCATTCAAACTGAAAGCCAAACTCACCAAAGAAAACGGAGGCATCTGCCGCTGTTGCGGACGAACCCTCACCGATGAGATGTCTCGTCTGACCGGTATCGGACCCGTGTGTTCAGCACACATCGGTGTTAAACACCCCGAAACCAAACTTGACCTTCCGATGTACCGTGAGAGAATCAACAACAAGATTGACGAAATCGGCGAGTTTGAGTTCTGGATTCCAAAACGTGGAATCGTACAGTGGAACGGGACTGCAGGTGTGATGTTGAAGTTCTAACAAAACGGGGGGAGAAATCCCCCCACTTTTTAAACCATGAAATACCTACTTTTTTTTCTACCAACAATTCTACTCGGACAGGTTCCGACATACAACGGAACCTCATACGTGGGGGAACACAATGGATATTACTACTACAAATCAAATGAACACTTCAATTGGTCGGGAGCCAATGAAAAGGTAAAATCAATTGACACCTCGTTTGATTTACTGTCTATTCACTCAATACAAGAACAGGAGTTTCTTTTTTCAAATATTCTAAATGGAATGAATTGGATTGGTTTTACTGATACAACAAACGAAGGTGAGTTTGTGTGGACTGATGGTTCACCTGTCGATTTTGTGTATTGGGATGTAAACGAACCGAATAATTCTACTGCAGGAAATGAGGATTGGACACTTTTTGGTTATGGTCATCAGGGTAGTTGGAATGATGGTACCAACTACTCTTGGGACAAGTATCCGTTCTTGTTCAAAGTTAAGAAGGTAGTTCCCCCACCACCTCCCGTACCAAAGTTTGATAAGGTAAAAATTTACCCTACGTTGGTAAACCGTTCAAGTTATTACAAAACAAAAATTGAAGTTCCAAAAGAGTTTTTGTTTACCACAATGAAATTTTACATTCACGGTGAGACTGGTCAGTTGGTAGAATACAAAGAGTTGGTGATTTACGATGAGACTATTGAGGTTCCGTTACCGTGGGTTTCTGAGTCAATGTATTATTTGACTGTTATCGTTGGTTCTGAAAAATATTTCGAGAGGATTGTTATTGTCGAATAATATTAACATCATCGGTCTCGGTTAATGAGTTTCCTGCTGATTCAAACCGTGTTTGACCGATGTAGTTAGTTTTTGTTGCAACCGCCCTGATATTAGGAATATACATGTCCCTCATGTCTTTTCTTGGGTGTGTAGATATAACCGCAGATAAAAACTCATCAGACACAACAACATTTTGTTTTAAGACATCCAAATGGTCCTCAATGAGTCTGATTATCCCATCACTCTGTAAGATGTAAGAGTGGGTGTTATAGAAGAAAGAAGGACGTATGAAATGTTCTTTACCAATTCTTGATGGACGAATAACATCACCAAAGTAATCGTGAAGAGAGTTGTGAGCCAACAAACAAAAGTCCCAATCATAATCCTCTAACTCATCAAATATCGACCAATCAATACCTTGTAGGACATCAAAATCATCCTCAAGTATCAAGACACTACTAAAGTTGTTTTCGTAGGCGTGTTCCCAACATTTTGTGTGTGATATCATACCACCCGCCTCTCCTGCAAGTGCCGGTCTTTGCCACCACCACCATCCACCATCATTAAGGTTCCAATTAGGGTATATTTTATATTCAGGAAAGTTGTCAGGATTATCTAACAAATCTTTACCAATAAAACCGGGCATAATCATAATAGGGGTGTCATCACTCAATGGGATGTGTCTTGCCCTGTCAATAAGTTCTTGATGGTACTCAGGTCTATGGTCTATAGATATTATGTATACTTGGTCAAATTTCATAATAAAAAAAGGGGAGTAGTCTCCCCTTTGATTATAGTAAATTTAAATTTGATTTCAACATTACTCTGATGTACTAGAAAGACTCTGACCATCTTCCTCATCAACTTTTTGAATCAACATTTTATCTCTATCTTCTGAGTTAAACCAATAATCAACTACTTTGTTAAGATTACCAACAAACGCACCGAAAAGAATTAACAACATCTCTTTCCAATTTTCTTGAATTTCAATTCCAAAGAAAACTGCTAAGTTAATACCTAAGATGATAAAGAAGAAAAGAAATAAAACAACCAAGGTAATCCTCCAACGGTTAGATTGCATTTGTTGCAACATGTAGTAGAATCTATTTTTGTCATCTACTTTTACGTAACCGTCACTAACAGTAAATAAATTCTTTAACTTTGACATTATGCTAAATCACTAGATTCAATTAATGTGTATGTGAAAGAATTTCCATGAATCGCAGATGCTTTTTCACACAAATCCATAAATTTATCAAAGTCAGTTACTGTTGAAAAAACCTGACAACCCTCGGACCAGTTTTCAACATATGTTGAAGTTCCTGTTGCCGATGAACGGTGGATGTTAATACCAAAAATACCCTCAGCAATTTTTGTCTCATCATAAGTAAGGTCACGGTTTGGGTCACGATAAACTTTCACAGGTTTAGCTTGTTTTAGGGCCTTGTACTTACCTTGGTGAAGACCAATAGAATGTGAACCTCTATATTGACCCTCAACTAATCTTGCAACACCCGCAGCGTTGTGGTATTCCATTACGCCTTTTTTACCTGGGTCTGTCGTTGCATTCCACTCATGGAATTGCCATTCACCATTTAGTTTATAAGAAACTGTGATTTTGTCATCAAATACATTTGTGACTTTGTTTCCTGTAGCTGAGTTTCTCACCCCAACAATGTTTAGGTCATAGTCTTTAGTTCCTTCGAACCAAGCATACCCTTTGCCCTTTACGGCCTTTTCAATTTGTTCCCTTGTGTGCATAATTAAAATTTTAGTTTATTTATTTATGAATAAATACTTTTTGATTTGATGAAATCATTTTGTATATTTGCATAGTAATTAAAGGACATGGACAAGGTACTAGTATTAAATTCGGACTTCACACCGTTAAATGTAACGTCACTTAGACGTGGTTTTATCTTGGTGCAAAAGGGTCGTGCCGAAGTACTAAAAAAGGGTGACGATATTGTTACAACTATTGGTAATTTTGTAAGACCAGTTATTATCAGATTGCTGAATTTTGTTAGATTCAGACCAACCAATTTGAGTGTTTCTCGTAAGCGTTTATTCAAACGAGATAATCACCAATGCGGATATTGTAGTTCACAAAAGAATTTAACGATTGACCACGTAATTCCTAAATCACGTGGAGGAAGTAATGGTTGGAATAACTTGGTAACTTGTTGCAGTCGTTGTAATAGCTTCAAAGGAGACAAAACTCCTGAAGAAGCGGGTATGAAATTACGTTTCAAACCAACAGTACCAAACTTATTCTCAAGAGTGGTAGATGAAAATGTAGAAAAAGTTTGGAGTGAGTTTGATTACAACTTTTCTTAATAGTATTTAATTGTTATATTAGTTTAACAATTGCCGACGTGGTGTAAAGGTAGCCACGAGGGACTTAAAATCCCTTGGACAGTGATGTCCGTGCCGGTTCGAGTCCGGCCGTCGGTACAAAAGAAAAAAGGTGTACTTTCGTACACCTTCCTTAGATGAAATCACCCCCTTTCTTTTAGTGATTTATGAAAGAATATTATCTCTAATATCTTTCAGTTTCAACTCCATCTTGGAATTGATGTCTC